CATCACCCAGACCGGCAAGTTCCTGCGCGATCTCGGCAAGGCGATTTTCGCTCGCGCGAATCTGATCCTGAAGATCGGCAAGGCGGGCGACCGTGTTCGGCTGGCCAAACAGCCCGGCGACCATCTTAGCGGCTTCCCGCATATTGTTCTCGATGCCCCTGCGTTCAGCAACGAGCGCCACCGTTTGCTGGGCGTGTTCGGCTTCTACCCGTGCGGCGACTTCCCGCGCCAGCCGATCGTCGCTGCCGATGGCGGCGAGTCGGTCGAGGACAAACTGCTCAAGCTCCATCGCTGGAATGGAGCGCGTCTCGCAATGATTCCAGCCCTCCTTCAACGCTGTCTGGCAGACATAGTAGCGGTAACGTATGCCCTTTTTGTCCGTGTAGGTGTGAACCATCTTCACACCGCAGGTGCCGCAACAGACCAAACCGCGCAGCAGACCACCGTATTTGTTCCGCTGCCGCGCTCCACGGTCCCGGCGGTTTCGCTGGAGCAGCGCCTGCGTCTTCGCCCACGTCGCGTCATCGATGATCGCAGGCTGCTCGCCGGGATAAACTTGGCCCTCGTATTTTACCTTTCCGATGTAGGCCATGTTCGTAAGCAGGCCGACCATGTTGACCTTGTTCCATTTGCCGCCCCCTGTCGTCTTCCCTACTTTGCTGGTCCACGTTTTTCGCTGCCAGCCGCGGCGGTTCACTTCGTCTGCGGTTGCCATCAGGGACTGCGTTTTCAGGTAAAGATTGAATACGGCCTGCACCCTCTGTGCTTCCAGATGATTGACGACGAGGCGAGTGCGCTCCGGATTCAGGTCGTAACCAAGAATCAACGAACCCCCGACCCATTTCCCTTTGCGCCGCGCGGCGCTCATCTTGTCCTTCGTTCGCTCGCTGATGATCTCGCGCTCGAACTGAGCGAAGGAGAGCAGGATGTTGAGCGTCAGTCGGCCCATCGAGTGGGTTGTGTTGAACTGCTGCGTCACGGAAACGAACGAAGCGCCCGCGCCGTCGAGCGATTCCATGATGCGCGAGAAGTCCAGCAGGCTGCGCGAAAGCCGATCCACCTTGTAGACCACAATGCAGTCCACTTTCCCGGCGTTCACGTCAGCCATGAGCCGTTTCAGGGCGGGCCGCTCCATGTTGCCGCCGGAAAAGCCGCCATCGTCGTAATGGTCAGGCAGGCAGACCCAGCCCTCGTGGGTCTGGCTTTTGATGAACGCCTCGGCCGCTTCGCGCTGCGCGTCCAGCGAGTTGAACTCCATGTTGAGTCCCTCGTCTGTTGATTTGCGCGTATAGATCGCGCAGCAGATCGTCGACGAACGTGCACCATTGCCGCCATGCCTCGATGCTCGTCTTTCCGTCGCCGCGCTCATGCTGCCTCCTTCCCGTTGAGGCCGAAGAACAGCGGGCCGTTCCAGTGCGCGCCCGTCGCCGCCTTCGCGACCGCCGTAAGCGACTTGTAAACCACGCTCTCAAACTCGAAGCCTTTGTCCAGCACGGTCACGAGCAGTCTTCGCCCGTGGTAGTCGCGCGTGATCACCGAGCCGGGCATGGGCATGCGCCGCTCCTCAGTGGGTTTGAAGGCGTGAATGGTCGTATCGCCCGTCGGATTACCGATGACCTTGGCGGTGCGAATTCGAAGATCCGCGTCGTTCGCCAGTTCCTCCGCCCGGCGGCGTGCGCGCTCAGACAGATTGCCGTGGACTTCCGCTTGGATGCGCCAGGCGATTCGCTTTCGGAGGAAGTCTTTGTGGCGCGACCGACATGGCTCGCCGAAGACCTCCGCGTATTTGGTGAGGAGCTGGTTGACTGTCATGTTGGACAGCATCGCCAACTGCCTTGTAATGTGGGCTTTGCGGTGCGTTTCCATAGTTCTAAACTGCACGCGCATAGGGGCTTGAGGCTTGGATTACCTCAAGGGGTTTATCTCGGTTTACAGGGATTTCCCCGCCGACATCGGCATTCGCATTTCCATTTGCTCGCAACCGAAGATATCCGCGCGCCAGCAGAGCAGCGACTTCCTCGCGCCGCTGCTCTGGTGTCATGTCTGAAGGGTGAAGATGAGGATGTTCGGCCATGTAGCCGACACCTACCGGGCAGGATTCGGAACTGTCGGCAAGGTCGGACTGTTTTTGTTTCGCCCTCTTTGATAGACTTCCCGGTTCATATTTATGGCTGCTGCCCGTCCACGTAGGTTTTCCAATTCATCCGCGCTTAAAGAATTCGCGCATTCACGGCTGCGGAAATTCACCGCGCGCTTTGCGGACTTCCTCCGCGGACGCGAAGTGCCCGAATTGCCGGAGAACGACGAGGACGAATACGACTACACGGCTCTCGGCAACGCGTTGATGAATCCGGAAGAGGACACGCCGAAAGATCTCATCGACGCCCTGTTCCTCATCAACGCGATGGCCGACAAGGAAGGCCGAGACGCGATCCTGGAATTCGCAACGGAAAGGAACATCGACCTCGACCTTCCCGAAAATCCAACGGCAGCGGAAACCGCCCTCGCCATGTGGCTGCACGATTCGAAGGTGCTGGAGGGATTGCATACCGAGCACTTCGCCACCCGCGACCGGAACTTTATCTTCTTTCGCGCGCGGCCCGGCCGCATCCCCGAATTCAAGGTTCCGACGGCTGTGGAAAAGCAGCAGCTTTGCAAATACCTCGATGAATGGTTCGTTAAGAAGAAGCGCGGCGAGGGATGCCGCGTTCACTTCTTCGACACACCCGACCATGAGATCGTCTGGATTCTGGTCCAGCACGGCGACGTCTTTCAACGCGAGGGTGCCTACGAAGACGGCGAGCCAAGCAGCATCTTCTTCCGGCCAGAGAGATACGACGTCCTGATCTACAACAAGACCACGGGCGAACTCGGCGTATTCGCGGGGACACGCGGAGAGGAAAAGCAATACTGCGCACGGTTCGGCGAACGCCTCTTCGGCGAGAGTGACTTCTTTCGGAAGGCTCCCAAATACACACTGGAGCCGCTGCAGATTGACGGCGAGGCCTCGCTGGCGTGCGCCGATGTCGACCACGGCCAGATTGAGAAGATCACGATGCGCGAGGTGAAGATCGCATGGAACCCGAAGCGCAAGGACTTCGAGGTGCTCAAATCACTCGACCTCTTTGAATCGCTGCGGGTGCGAGAGCGCTCTCTCCCCGCACCGGGCAAAGCGGTCGGCAGAATTGTGCGCGCCCGGTTCGACGTAAAGTTCGTCGACGCGGAGAAGCCACGCCAAGTCACCATCACCGTTCCGAATGGCGGCAAGTATGAGCGCGATGAAGATGGCGAACTGATCGATGCGTGGCTTCGTTTGCGCGGGTTCATTTTGCCGAACGAGGAAGAAGTGGAGGCCCAAGCAAATGAAATGGTGGCAGCTAATTGATGCCTTCAAGGACGGACCCGCTGCTTGGTGGAAGGACGAGCTAGGCGTCGATTTCGCCGCTGCGAAGTCATTTCTCCGCCCGAGCGACAAACTCTCGCCGGCTTTTCCCTGCCCGCACTCCTCTACGACCGGCTGTGCCTACGAGGTGGTCACGAAAGGTGCGGGTGATATTGTCGGGATCTGCCGTAATGATCGCTGTGAGCGCAGAAGCTTCACTCGCGCCGAACTTGCCACCTACACTCTCGACGGCGCATCGACGGCGGGTGCGCTCGCGGATGTGCTGAACCTCGACCGGCAAGTCGAGAAAATACCCGATCTGCCTTGGACCTGGCTCGCAGGATTCGATTTTCCAACGATGGGATTCCGCTTTCCGGTACTGGTCGCGCTTCCCGACGCGCAGGAATCGCCAGAAACCATGATCGCGCAGTTGGTGGCCCGGCATGAAAAGCCGATCATTGTGCTTCCGACGAAGCGTGGCGTGACGACCGCCGTGGAGCGAATGCTTGAAGATCGTGGCTGTGGCCTGCTGGTGCTCGACGGAGCGGTTAGCTTCTCGGCCGATGGAAAGCTGCTGATCGGCAAGGGCGCGAATCACATCGTCGCCCAGTTTCGGGCAAAGCACGTTCCTGCCGCATTCGGCCCTACCATCCCAACCTTCTTCCCGACGCCGCCGAAGGCAGGCTGGGGTGATCTCACGATCAAATTCTCCACGGGCCACGACGCGCGGTTCACGTTCCGCGACGGCCCCTCGAAAATCCTGAGCTTCACCAATTTCGGGATGATCGACGAGCGGAGCAGCAACAAACCCACGAAGGCGTGGGATCTATTGAGTGTCTTCGCCTCGGTTGAAGGCACGCTGATTCCGAAGAACCAAAAGGAGCAAAGGACCATCGAGAAGCAGAAGGAAACGCTCTCGAAAAACTTCCGTTCGTTCTTCCGTCTCAGGGATGAGCCGATTCCTTGGGATCATTCGGTGAACGGGTGGGTCTGTCGGTTCAAGATTCGCCCTATCGGAGCCGAGACGTAGACTGCGACCGTCGAAATTTCGGCGGCGCTTTTCACTTTTTTCCGCGCAGAACTCCCGCAGCGAAAGCTGCGGGAGTTTTTCATTTTAAGGGACTTGCGTAGCTAATACGCGCTTTGGCGCGGGCCGCTCTGCCGAAATTTCGGCAAGCGGCGCATGCAACCACACGCATGCAGCCAACACAGCGGCGCTCACGCCGAAAACCTCATTCGCCACAAAGCCCGGCAACTCGTCGGCACCTACGGATTCACCGAAGCCGACCGAGACGATCTGGAGCAGGAACTCCGGGTCGATCTCATGCGACGCCTCGGAAAATTCAACCCGGCCAAAGCCAAACTCTCCACGTTCACCGCCAGGGTCGTAGAGCACTGCATCGCCACGATCATCGAGGCGCGGAAAGCGGCGAAGCGTGACTACCGAGAGTGCGACTGCTCCTTCAACGAACCGCTCACTTTTGAGGACGGCGACGACGGCGAACTCGGAGACACCATCGCCTGCGAAACGTATATGCGGCGGCTGAGTCCAGCCTCCGCCGGTCACGTTACCCGGCGCGACATGTCCATCGACGTTGCCTCCGTGCTTGCGCTGCTGCCCCAGGAGCAGCAGCGCCTCTGCGCTCTGCTGCGCGAGCACACCGTCCTGGAGATTTCAGATATCTGTCAGATCCCGCGCGGCACCATCTACGACCGGATCAAGGAAATCCGCATCGTCTTCGAGGATGCGGCGCTCGGGGACTACGTGCGGCGGCGCTCCGACAGATCGTCGCGAGGCCCGGTAGGTGACGTGCAGAGGGCCGAATGAGTCGCCCTCGTAACCGAAACATCAATGACCAACACCTACATTTATTCGTTCCGACACCACGTCCCGATGGACGAAGTGGAAGGCTCGCTCCTGCTGGCTGCGCTGGCGACCGAGTCCCTATTCGGCCGGGCGCTCATGCGAATGGAAGCGCGCTTCCGTCTCAATACCAAACAACGCTTCTGCTCCATCGATGGCTCGACCGACATTGGTCGGGCGCTCGCCTGCATCTTCACCGGCTTTCTCAGCCGCGAGTTCGGCGACCGCGGGTTCCGGCTTAATCGCCTGGATGCCTCCCGCCCGGCCTACCGGAAGGAGGACGCGCGATGAGCCAGTCCAATTCATCGTTGCCGATTCGCCGGGGCAGACTGGCGAAAGCGCAGCGTGCCTGCATTTACGGCGTAGAGGGCCTGGGCAAAACCACCCTCGCCGCGAAGTTCCCGAATCCGGTCTTCATCGACACCGAACAAGGCAGCGACCATCTCGACGTCGCCCGGTTCGAAAACACCCGCGATTGGCCCGGCATCAAAGCAGCGATTGAGAAACTCACCGCCAACCCTTGCGAGTTCAAGACGCTGATCATCGACAGCATCGATTGGGCGGAAAAGCTGCTTGCGGAGGACATTTGCCGACGCAGTCACAAAGCCAGCATCGAGGAATTCGGCTACGGCAAAGGCTACACGTATCTCGCCGAGGAATTCTCGGAGTTCCTGCGTTCACTCGACGCACTCCGCGACCGGGGCGTTTACATTGTCCTGATCGGCCACTGCGCGATTCGGAAGTTCGAACAGCCGGAGGCAGCGGGTGCGTACGACCGATACGAACTAAAGCTGAGCAAACAGGTGGCTCCCCTCGTTCGCGAGTGGGTCGATCTGCTTCTCTTCGGAAATTACTTCACGCGCATCGCTGAATCAGACAGCGGCAAGAAGCGCGGTGTCGGCGGCAAGGAGCGCGTGCTCTACACGTCGCACACGGCGGCGTGGGACGGAAAAAATCGCCACGGGCTCGAAGAGAAGCTGCCGTTTGATCACTCGGCCATCGCTCACATCTTCGATCCCTGTGCCGCCGCGCCGCCCGCAGCGGCTGCGAAGCCCGAGCCGGATAATGACGCGAAGCTCGCGGCTCTGTTCGTTGGACGTGACGACGCGATCAATGTGTTCCTCATGGCGCGTGGTGAGATCACCGCGCAGCAGACGTGGCGGGATGCGAAGCCGGAATACAAGGTCCGCGTCCTGGCGTCACCGGATCGCTTCAATCAGGCCGTGGCCGACCACATCGCAGCGCAAGGAGGTGCCCGATGAACCTGCGGCCTTCTGCTCTGCCGAAGCTCGCCGAGTGCGCGTGCTTTGAACCCAATGCGGATGCCGGCCCCGAGGCAGCGCGCGGCTCCGCGCTCGACGACCTCTTCCGCGCCCGCCTCGAAGGCGTGCCTGACCAAGCCGAGATATTCTATACGCCGACTGCGGACGATCTCGCGGCGGTGGATTGGGCCATTGGCATGGTGCGGACGCTGGCGGGCGGCTCGCCAGTCGTCAGCCGCGAAGATCAGTGCCGGATCACGATCTCCGGTTTCGATAATCCCGGCACCGCCGATGCGATCATGGCCGAGCGTGGAGCGCATGCGGATCTGAAGACTGGCCAGAAGCGCAACTACCTGGAGCAAATGGCTGCGTACTCGCTCGGCCTGATGGAACAACGATTCGCGTCCGAGTGGACGGCGCATCTGCTGTTTTGCGACCAGCGCGAAGTCGTCTCGCACCACTTCACCTACGAGGAGGCCAGGCGGATCGTGGCCGGCGTCGTTGCTCACTACCGCAACCCGCAAAAACAGCCCGCTCTCTGCGACTACTGCGGTTGGTGCGCGAAAGCCGACACGTGCCCCGCGCGCACAAACGCGGCGTCAACCGCACTTGCCAGCACGGACCCGACATTCGACTTCGCCGCCGTCCTCGCGGACGACGCCAAACTCGGCCGCTTCCTGGCGGTGTGCTCGGTGCTCGACGACTACCGCGAGAAAGCGGTGGTCGCCGCGAAGGATCGGCTGAAGGCGGGTATTGCCGTCGCCGGTTGGAAGCTCCAGCAACGCAAGGGTGCGGAGTTCGTCAATCACGACGACGTCGGGCGGAATATCCAGGCGCTTGGCTTCGGCGCGGTGCTCGCCGCCTACGGCAATCTCAGCGCGAAGAAGTTTCGCGAAATCTGGGCGCTCAAGCTCCCGGACAAGCCCATCCCGCCCGGCGTCATTCAGCCCGGCAAACCCGTCGTGGCCCTCGTCCCCGACAGATCCGCCGCCCGCCCGGTAGGTGAACTCATGCCTCTCAACCAACAGCCAACCACTCAACCAGCCAACTAACTATGCCCAGCTATCGCTCAGGGGACGCGACGCGTCCCGAATACGTCAATGCCGGTGAATACTCGGTCGAAATCACCGGAGCCGAAGAAACCGTCTCCAAGAACAAGAACGACATGATCGAGCTGCGCCTCAAAGTCGCACCCGACGGAGTCGTACTCTTTGATCATCTCGTCTTCGCCGACTCCTCATTCTGGAAGATCGATGCGTTCCGTGCCTCGATCGGCGAGAAGGTTGTGCCCGGAGAGGAAATCGAAATCGTGGCCGATGATTTGATCGGTCGCACCGGTAAAGTGCGGCTGATTGTCGAGGACTACCAGGGGCGGAAACGCAACAAGGTCGCAGCGTGGCTCGTCCCGCAGACCACAGAAAAAGGAGGGCAGCAAGGTGAACGCCCATTCTAAGCTCGGTCTGCGCGGCTATCAGGTCGCCGCCCACGAGGCGATCATGAAAGGGTTCACGGAGTATCAGAAACAACTGCTCGTGTTCCCGACCGGCGGGGGCAAGACCGTCCAGTTCGCACACCTCGCCGCCGCGCATCAACCCCGGCGGACGCTCGTCCTGGCCCATCGCGAAGAATTGATCTCGCAGGCCGTGGACAAAATCTTCCGCGCCACAGGAATCGTCGCAGAGGTTGAAATGGCTGACTCCTGGGCGTCGCTCGATGCCTCGGTCGTGGTGGCCAGCGTGCAAACCCTGGCGAGGGCGGCACGGCGGGAGCGCTGGCCGCGCGATCACTTCGGTCTCGTGGTTGTAGACGAGGCGCACCACATTCTTGCCAATAGTTATCTTGGAACTCTCGGCCACTTCGACTCGAACGCCTTCGTGCTCGGCGTCACGGCCACGCCAGATCGCGGGGACAAGAAGAACCTGGGCAAGTATTTCGAGAATGTCCCGTACGAACTCACGCTGCTCGATCTCATCCGGCAGAACTGGCTCGCACCGATCAAAGTCCAGACGGTACCGCTCCAGATTGACCTCGACAACGTCCGCGTAACGGCTGGCGACTACAGCGCCGACGACCTCGGGCACGCCATTGAGCCGTATCTCGAAGCCATCGCCGACGCGCTGGTGCAGCACCGGCACCGCAAGACGCTGGTGTTCCTGCCGCTAATTGCGCTGAGCGAAAAGTTCGCCGCACTGTGCAACGCCCGCGGGATTCCTTCAGAGCACGTCGACGGCTCGTCTCCCGACCGGAAAGAAATCCTCGCACGGTTCGGGCGCGGCGACACTCGCCTGCTCTCGAACGCCATGCTGCTGACTGAAGGCTACGACGAGCCGAGCGTGGACTGCGTCGTGATGCTGCGACCCACCAAGGTTCGCAGCCTTTACAGCCAGATCGTCGGGCGCGGCACGCGGTTGTGCCCCGGCAAGGATCACCTGCTGCTACTCGATTTCTTGTGGCTCTCGCAGGAGCACTCGTTGATCAGTCCGGCGCACCTGATCGCGGGCAGCGCCGAGGAAGCGGAAGCCATCACCGAGGCGCTGGCCTTCGGCGACGGCGATCTCGAGGAAGCCAAGGAAAAGGTGGACGCCGACCGCGCCGCGAGTCTGCGGGAGCGCCTGCGCGAAAACTCCAAGCGCGAGGCCAGGACATTCGACGCCTTGGAGTTCGCCCTATCGATCAACGAGGTCGATCTCGCCGAGTATCAGCCGACGATGCGCTGGCACGAGGACGAGGTGACGCCCAAGCAGCGCGAGATGCTACTGCGTTACGGGATCGCGCCGGACTCGGTGCGGAACAAAGGCCAGGCCTGCGCCATCCTCGATAAGGTATTCACGCGGATGGACCTCGGGCTGGCGAGCGCCAAGCAGGTGCGCTGGCTCCGCAAACTCGGCCATCCCCAGCCGGAACTTGCCACCTTCGCTGAGGCCAAAGCGTTCCTCGACCAGCGCTGGAATGCACGCGCCGCGGGAGCTGCCGCATGAGTTTTCGCTACCGGGCATCAGCACCACGCCCCGATCTGCCGCGCCGCACGCTCGACTACCTCGACCATGGCGCGGCAGATCGGGGCGTGGTGCT